ATCATCTTGAATTCTAGAGAGACCAAATTGGCTAATAGCTTGGAGCGCAAATTAAATGCTTTAGGTTATGAAATTCCAATTACAACTTTGACCACGATCATGAAAAAAATCACTGAGCAAAAGTTTTTCGAAGTTGCTCCGGCTGATTACCTTCCGGTACGTGTTGGCGAAGGCGCATGGTCTTCAAACTTAGTGACTTATCGTTCATTCGGTATGTCTGACGGTTTCGAAACTGGCGTGGTCAACTTGGGTGGAAACAATGCGCGTCTTGCTTCAGCAGATGCAGGCGTAGACAGTGTTACTGTTCAAGTTATCAACTGGGCAAAATCTATCGGTTGGTCAATCATGGATCTTGAAATGGCTGCTAAGTCTGGAAACTGGGACTTAGTATCTAGCAAAGAAAAAGCACGCAAAAAAGATTGGGATCTTGGAATTCAAAAGATTGCATTCTTGGGTCTTGCAGGAAACAACGCTTCAGGCGGTTCTTGCTTAGGTCTTTTGAATCAGTCTGGTATCACTAACAACACAACTACTATCACTAAAAAAATCAGTGATATGAACACAACTGAGTTGAAATCTTTTTGTGGTGCGGTTGTTGAAAAATATCGTAACAACTGTTTGCGTACTGCATGGCCAACTCATTTTATCGTACCTGAATCAGATTACAATGGAATGGCATCTCAAGCGTCTGCTGATTTTCCAGTTAAATCAGTTAAGCAATTGCTTGAAGAAATGTTCCAAGTTATCACTGGCAAAAAAGATTTCAAAATCTTGCCTTTGTCTTATGGTGACAGCTCGTACTCTGGTCTTGGCGTTCAAAGATATGTATTGTTGAACTACGACGAAGAGGCTTTGCGTATGGACATCCCAGTTGACTATACAAATACTCTTGCTAACTCTATCGATAACTTCAGCTTCCAGAATGTTGGCTATGGCCAATTCACCGGTGTTCAAGCTTATCGTCCATTAGAAATGATGTATTTTTCATATTAAGTTCTGTAACTATATAGAATTGCCTGAGAGCTAAACACTCTCGGGCATTTTTTTGATGAGGTGTTTTGATGGCGTATGACAATCCGACAATAACAGACTTCAAAGATTATTTTGTCCGTGATTTTCCATACGGTAGTGATCCGACCACATCAATAATTGATCAAGATATCGCCAATGCGTTTCAAGAGACGCAAGTGAATATGAACCAAGGTCTTTGGTCTTCACAAGCCACATACAATTTAGGCTATTTATTACTGTCAGCTCATTATCTGGTTATCAACATTCGTTCAAGTTCGCAGGGAATTTCGGGACAATTCGGATGGCTGCAAAATTCTAAAGCAGTCGGATCGGTTAGCGAAGGTTTATCAATTCCACAACGCATTCTAGATAATCCAATGTTTTCTATGCTATCGAAAACCAATTACGGCGCTAGATATCTCATGATGGTATTGCCACAACTCGCGGGTCAAATGTTCTCAGTCGAAGGGACAACTCAGCCATGAGTGACGAAGTTGTGAATCTGAGAGGTCTAGACAAGCTTGTGAAAGCGCTGAAAGTGAAAACGCCTACAATACGCGTTGGCATTTTAGGCAGCAAAGACGCTCGAGCAGATTCACAATCAAATGCTACAATCGGCGCAGCTCATGAGTTTGGAACAACGACTATTCCACAAAGGTCATTTTTGCGCGTTCCATTGATAGATCATTTAGATAAAGAACTTAAGAAATCTGGTATCAATAGCAAGGACAATTTGAATGAAGTAATCAGCGGCGGCGATCTTATGCCATGGTTGAGAGAGATAGCGGTCACAGCAGAGGCTATTGTGTTAGAGGGATTTGCGTCTCAAGGATACGGCAAGTGGGCAGCTTGGAAAAACTCGAATTATATGAATAACAGCGGACAAGTGTTGATCGATAAGGGTTACTTAAGAGACAGCATAACAACGGACATCAAATGATTTTTTCAAACGGATCAAGTAGACCATTGAATACGAACTCGGGCACGGTTCCCGACGTCAGTGAAGTTTTGCTAGATTGGTTTCAAAAGATGACATTCGACGTAGTTGTAAAAACAGTCAGCGGATTCGAGCTAGTCGAGACAACGACGCCAGTAGAATTTCAAGGCGTCATTCAGCCGTTGTCTGGTAGTCAATTGATGATCAAACCAGAGGGACAACGTGCATGGAATTGGATGCTTTTGCATGCCGATCCTTCGTTGTCTTTAGATGTCGACGACGTTGTTTTATATCTGGGTACTCAATACAGAGTTTATCAAACTAAATCATACGACATCTATGGTTATCGCGAATATCAATTGGCCGAGGACTACACAGGATCGGGGCCAACATGAGTTTGATTTTAAGAGCCACACACGCAGCGGTCGCTCCCGGTATAACGGCTAGTTTTGGCGCTTCTGGCGGAACTGGACCTTATGTTTATTCAGTTGTGGCGGGCGGGGCTGGCGGGACTATAAACTCGTCTACTGGAATATACACAGCTCCAAGTTCTGTGAATTCTGATCCTGCAAAAGCTTTGGACACAATTACAGTAGTTGACTCACTCGCGGCGAGCGCGACACTATCTATATTAGTCGGAAGTCCTTTGCAGCTTGTTTGTGAAATTATCCAAAATGAAATGTCACTCACCAATGGTCGAGTGTACCTCTGGGATCAAAAAATCAATCAACCAAAGGACAACGACCTTTATATCGCTGTCTCTGTATTGCAGGCAAAACCATTTGGTATAACGACGAGGTTTGATTCTAGCGGCGAGCCAATACAATCCGTAAACATGCATGCAACTCTCTCGATCGATATAATCAGTCGAGGCCTAAGCGCTTTAAATCGTAAAGAAGAGGTCTTGCTTGCGCTGAATAGCTTTTACTCTCAGAGACAACAAGAGGCGAACGGCTTTTACATCGGCAAACTTTCGACAAGCTTCGTCAATTTATCAAATCTAGACGGGGCCGCGATACCATACCGCTTCAACATTTCGGTTGCTCTTCAATACTTTTCGACAAAAACTAAAGCAGTCGACTACTTTGATGATTTTCAAACAGTTTCAATTACAGATGAACCCTAGGAGGATTTTAAATGTCTAATCAATTAGCACTGACAAATGTAATCAACATTTCAGTATCACAAGCACAGTCAGGTATTGGCGAATATAACACAAGTAATCTTGGACTATTCACAGGAGACACACCGGGCGGCGGTTTCGGTTCAGATGGATACAAAATCTATTTAAGCCCTCAAGACGTTGGCGTTGACTTCGGTACCTCGTCACAAACTTATGCAATGGCAAACGCTGTATTTTCTCAGAAGCCTAACATTTTAGCGGGCAATGGTTACCTTGCGATTATCCCTTTAACGGCAAGTCATCCTGCAGTTATAGCGCAACAATTGATCACATTTTCAATCGTTCCTACTGTGGGCGCATACAAATTGTCATACGGTGTTTTACAAACTGGTTCTTTGGCATACAATGCAGACGCGGCAGCTGTGCAAGTCGCTTTACGTTTATTGTCTGGCTTGAGTGCTGTAACCGTAACAGGTGATTACACTGTGGGTTTCACGGTAGTGTTCACAGGCGTCAGCGGTCCAGCTACTTTGTTGACTAACTCTTCTAATACACTTCAAGGTGCTGGCAGTGAAGATGCATTTTTGACAATCGTCACCACAGTTGTTGGCGTTGCTTCAGGATCTCAAGAAGCTTTGTCAGCGGCAATTTCGCGCACAGCTGATCTAGTTCAATACTTCGGCGTGATCAGTGCTCAAATCGAATCACAGTCAGACATGTTAGCTGCAGCGGCAGTTATTCAACCTCTGAATAAAATCGGTTTTTTCGTTCAACGTGCATCGGCTTCTATCGAAGTTGGTGGGTCACTTGACTTGTTACGCTCTGGCAATTTTTCTCAAAGTCGTGGTTTATACTACGGTGCGAACAATGACTCTGACGCTATCAATATGGCCGCTGCTTATGCAGGTCGCGGTTTATCTGTGAACTTCAACGGATCAAACACCACTATTACAATGCATTTGAAAGATTTGATCGGTATCCAACCAGATCCTTCAATGACTCAAACTCTATTGACTAAAGCGCAAGCTGCAGGTGCAGATTGTTATGTGTCTTTGCAAGGTGTTTCGAAAGTGTTTTGCTCTGGCAAAAACTCATTTTTCGATCAAGTGTACAACCTTCAGTGGTTGGTTGGCGCTCTACAAGTTGCAGGCTTTAATTATCTTGCGCAGAGTTCATCTAAGATTCCACAAACTGAATCTGGTATTGACGGTCTAAAAGGTGCGTATCGTAAAGTATGCGAGCAAGCTGTGACAAATCAGTATTGCGCTCCGGGTGAGTGGAATAGCTCAACGACTTTCGGCATTCAGTCAGACTTTTTGCAAAACATTACTCAGCGTGGATATTATATTTATTCACAACCAGTTGCTTTGCAATCACAAGCGGCTCGCGAAGCTAGACAAGCGCCGATCGTGCAACTTGCTTTGAAAGAAGCTGGCGCGGTTCATAGCTCAAGCGTTTTGGTTTATATCAACGCATAGGTTTTTAATTAAATGGAGGTTTTTAAATGGCAGCAGTAGCACTTTCGGGATCGGACACGGTCTCTATTAATGACAGAATTCTTGCAGACTTCGCAGATGGTAATTGCGCGGAACTAACATTCCCAAATGACATCGCAACTGTAAAGACCGGAAAAAACGGTAATTCTATTTATGGTTTGAATGAGACTGGTAAACAATCTGAGTTAAAAATCAGACTTGTGCGCGGATCTTCTGACGATAAATTTATGAATGCTCTTTTAGCTCAACAACAATCTAACTTTGCAGGCTTTGCACTTATCGTTGGTGAGTTCATCAAAAAGATCGGTGACGGCAAAGGCGCAATTGGAAATGATACTTACATCACAAGTGGCGGTATATTTACAAAACAAGTTGAGGCAAAAATGAACGTCGAAGGCGATAGCGAACAGTCAGTTGCTATTTATACTTTGAAATTTAGTAATTCGCCTCGTGTTCTTTCTTAAGGATATACTATGTCAGATGTGATTGATCTACCAAGTGGCGCCAAGTTGAAAGTGACTCCGGCGCCTTTTAAAGATGCCAAAGCCTTGTATCAAGCTTGTCTTGAAGAGCTGAAAGGTTTGAACTTAGATCCTAAGCAAGAGATAGACGCAAACTTCTTTAAAGGATTGTTCTGCGTTGGATTCTCATCTCAAAAGATTGAGGCGGCTTTATACAAATGTTTTCAACGCTGTACTTATAACGGCAATCGCATTGTTGATGATTCTATATTCGAAGACGTTGACGCTCGAGACGATTATTTCATGGTTTGTTTTGAAGTTGCGAAGGCGAATATCATGCCTTTTACGAAAAGCCTCTCTGCGAAGTACGCTCATATTTTGGGCGAACTGACGATCAAAAAAGACCTAGCGTAGAGGTTCAAGACGATCCGCTTTTGCTGACTTTAAAGTTATCAAAGGCAGGTTATGGGTCCGTCAAAGAAGTTGAACAGTGGGATGCAAGGACGTTTTTGCAGGCTCTTAATTATGAGAAATTTTGCGACGACTACGAAAGTGCATATTTGGAGTTGAATAAATGAATGTTGGAGAGTTGTTTGTATCATTAGGCGTAAAGGGCGCGGACCAGTCTGCTAAATCAATAGACGGTGTTCGTAAAGGATTGGGCGAAGTTCGCTCGATGTCTCTTGAAGCTAAAGCCGCAATCATAGGCGTTGTCTATGGTCTCGAGCGTCTTATGAGTAACTCAGCTAAGACCGGCACTGATCTTTCGAACTTCAACGCTTTGACTGGTTTGTCTGCTAAGAGTTTACAACAATGGCAATATGCCGCTCGACAAGCCGGTGTCTCAAGTGAAGAGTTCACCGGATCAATCAAGGGTGTTCAGCAATCAATGACCAACATGATGTTAGGCAAAGGCGCTCCCGAGGGAATGGCTATGCTGGCAAACAAGGTCGGTTTCGATCCGAAGCGGGCTCGCGATACATTCTACGTAATGGAGCAACTACAAAAGTTCGCAAAGACCGTACCGCCAGACGTAGCTAATGCCATGATCAAATCATTCGGCGTGAGTGAAGGCACAATCGCAGCAATGCGCAAAAATGTGTTCACTCCCGAGATGTTCAAAAAGGCTCCTACATATTCAGACAAAGAAGTGAATCAGTTATCTAAGGTAGACGTTGCGTGGTCTAACTTAGGAACTAAAATTCAAATGGCTATGGGTCACTTCACTTCAAAACATGGCATGCAACTCGTTAAAGACGTTACTGTCTTAGTTGATTTGATGGTCAAACTTGCAGAGACATTGGTCACAATCGGTGAAAAACTGAAAGTGTTTGAAGTCTTTAAAGATACAATCAAACTTATAAATGAAAGTTTGACAGGCGTTGTCTCTCTTATGGGTGGCGATGTTAAAGCAAGCGAAATTGGTGGCGCTATTGGTAGTTTGTTCACTAAAGATTTCACAAGTAAAAATTCTAAAGACAGCGAAGCTAAATATCAGCAGCAATTATTGAATAGAATATCTCCAAAAGTAAACGCTCCTAATTCATCTCAGAACGTAAACAATCATGACGTCACTATGAATTTGAATTTCAATCATGACGGCAAAGACGCGCACAAAACAGGCACAGCAGTTCATAAATCTATTAAGGACGCATATCGACAGATCGGCGCTCAGAATCAGGGGAACTAATGGCTTTAGATACTTCAGCAATTTCAAACGCAGCAAACACAGCCTTAGGACTTTC